AAGCTACAGAAAACCCACTGGTATTAATATTTACCCCTCCACTAATTATAGATATTAGGCTAGCATTATTTTGTTTTATAGAAAAACTACTATTATCTATAGTACCAATAGAGGTATTGCCTATATTACCTCCGTTCAATATGTCGCCTACAACAACGTTACCCGTACCGGCTAAAGAGTTTCCGTTTACAGTCTTTAATGCTGGAGTTGCAGCAAATATAGCTGCTGTCATTTGGCCTACATTAACCGTATGTCCGGATAATGTTCCTGCTGGTACAATTGGTGCATCAGCAAATGTTAAAGTGCCATTTTTGGTAACAGTTCCGCTTTTAGAAATATAATTATTCGCTACATCATTTGCTGCGTTAGATAAACCTGAAGTTAACTGACTATTATTAATTGCTTCTGAAGAGGCTACACCATTTGGAATCGTCAGAGGCGATTTTATATACGATACGTTATCGCCAAATTCGGCATATTTAGAAATATCAATCCCGTTATAACCGTGTATTTTTAAGGGATTAAATGTTGAGTTAGATCCTGTACTACCTATAATTATGCCTGCTAATGTGTCGTTAGCATAATTCACAGCCACGTACTGACCGTTAATGTTTGGTACTGCGGTTCCGGATTTGTAAACTCCTAATTCGCCACTGATGTATCCTGAACCTCTTATGATTGTAGTACCCACAACATCAAGACTGGTGCCACCGGCAGGTGCTTTGCCAATACCAACGTTACCACCATGACGTTGTAGGGAAATATCTTTAATGTCTGTCTCATCATAATTTGCACCCTGTATATTTGGAATTGAGTTTCCTGATGAATCTAAAATAACTTTCTGCTGAAAACTTAAATCTTTTACCCCGAAAACACCTTCAATGTCTAAATTTCCTGATTTTGTTTCGTTACCAGTTTTGTGTAATACATTAACATCATAAGCAATTTCTTTCCATTCAGACCACGTACCATTGTACATCGTCCTATGATATATAGTATTAAATACTCCGTAAACATGATATGTTTGATAAATATATCCATCGTTTACTACCTCTAATTTACCTGCCCTCCCGACTGGATAATTTGTTCCGGAAACTGCTTGCACATCTGATAATTGACTGTAAATACCAGTAGTAACATAGTTGTTCAGGTTTTCTGCGTCTCCTATAGTAGCTTTTATAGTTAATGTAGATATTATATTTGCCTTAGTGCTTAACATAGTTTGAACCTGTGACAAATTAGGCACGTCGTCTGCTTCTACTGCATCACTGTCTATCTTTATGCGTCCTGCAACGTGAAGTTTAAGGTTTACCCCTGCTGCTGGGTTTCTTCCAACACCTACAGCACCTCCATAATAATTAAAGGTTAAATTTTTTGCTATATTCAAATCTGAGTTTACGCCTTGAATATTGCTAGTTGTATTATCTGTTTGTATTTGTACTCCGTTATCGGTGCTAATATTTCTAGTCGATAAAGCCCCTTCAAGAATAAAGTTTCCTATTTTAGTTTCATCAAGAAACCCCGTTTTATGTATTACGTTTGCATCATGAGCCTTTGTTGCAATTGAATTATCAATACCTGTTAATCTTGCTGTTAATCCAACTATATCAGTAATAGCTATTGCTAGCCATAACTTTACGCTTGAAGATGTATATCGTTTTGCATTTATACCATTGAGGCCTAACATGTACTGCAAATTATCCCCGTTAGAAGTTAAATCAGCATATGCATCTCCCCATGTTTCAGCAGAACCAGCAGAAGTAACATTAATATTCCAATTACTCATTGGAACAACATTAGAGCCGTTAGAATTAGCCTTACTATTAAGTATTGCCTGTAATCCTTGTATATTGTTTATAGTTACTGCTGTAGAATCAACAACATTTCCGGTAGCATCTTTAAATTCTAAAATACTGGCATTCGAACCGTTAAACTCAACCGAATGTATTAAGTTAGAAACAAATGCACTTGCAGGAACTTCGCTTAGTATATCTCCTGCATCGTTTTTAAGTTCAAGCTTTTGAGTAACTTCATTGTAAAAAAATGTCGTTCCTTCATTGTTAAGGAAACCGAGATTGACAGTCGCTAAAATCAATCCAGCGCTATTTTTTAGGTACATTTCGGCTACCGCCTGATTAACAGTTATAGTAATCCCATTAGTTTCTGATACTGTAGCAAAAGGCGAACTGCCATCTCCGTTGTTAAAAAGCTGTGATACACTTATGTTTCCTCCCTGTTCTAAAATTTCCTCCAGATTTGGTATGTCTGTAATCCTGCTATCAGTGGTAGATATAAAATCGGCAGCAGTAAACTTAGCGTCGTAACTCAAGCCATATAATCCCGGGGTACCTGTAAATTGGGCAAAATACAGTACATCTTCTATCTCATAACTAAAGTAATAAGTTTTTTCGCCAGCTCCGCCTTCTGTGCCTAAATCATAAAAATTCCAGTCAGAGGTATTTGCTTTTGCTATAAAATCACCGTTAGGTATATTACCAAGATTTTCGATTACTGCATTAGGTTGGCCCAACAGATCATCTACCAGGTAATTACGAATATTAATTTCTTCAAGGTGACTACTTGTAACAGCAGTACCATTTAGTCCCCAATTGCCTTTCCCAGGTTTAAAAAGGTATTTGTATATTTTAGAAACATAAGTGCCGTCAGGACTGTCTGCCAAAAGGGATGCAGTAATTATTACTGGCGTTTCTTTTGCGGTAATAACAATTTCCATCTGGTTTAGTTTTGTACTTACCGCACCGGCGACAGAATAAACCGGCACATATGTTGGGGCAGGACCTACGTTCCCAACATTTATTGTTCTGCCTATATTATTCTGATCAAAAGCAGAACTATCACTGCCGGTTAGCCTGGAATAGGTTACATCCAACAATGCCGCCTGTAAAGTGGTCGCTGATGTATAAGTCGATCCATTTACTGAAAATTCTGAGAAATGGGCTAGCGGAATAAGCACATCTTTACGCTCGTAGCAATTGTAAACCTCTACTTTAGTGCCATGAACTGCCGAAACATAATTCCTGAAATATTGTATGCCGTTTAGCGTAAAGTTTTTTTCGTTTAGCGAATTTATACTGTTCATGCTATACTATTTTTTCGAATCTTAAGCCTTTGGTGGGAGTGTTTTGACAATGATGAAAATCGGGGTGTTTTGTTCTGATAAGGTATTTTTTTACATTCTCCCAAATCTGAAAAGCGGCATCACGGTTCAGACTGTAAATGGTTTTTTTAGTGGAAGCATCCGCTGGGCGGCTGTTATCGTTCAATTTCTCTACTACTGAGTATGCCGTATCGATAACTGAAGAAAACATAATATGTCGCGCATAAGTAAAATAAGCCAGTACCATTTTGAGTCCGTAATTGGTGTAGCCAATACCATCTACTTCATAAATGCTGCCATCCAGCAGTTCTTCGTAACCTTCGGGATTAGCAAGCAGTTTATTATAAAGGCTTTCGCCGATGAGCGGCTGAAGATCCAGCAGCTGTGCATCAAGTATCATTTCGTTTAGCTTGGCATCGTTGGGTAATTTAGAAAGCTGTCTGTATTTGGCAATATCATTCCGGGTTATCAATGGCTGCATCTTCAATCAGTTTTAAGGGTTCAATAACAAGTTCTGAAAAATCATGGGAACGTGCCAGTAACTGATTAATGACCGATGTAAGCAAACTGCGTTCTTTAGTGGTGTTTTCCCAATAAGTGCGCTTCATTTCACGGATAGCCTCTCCCGAATTACCAAACATTGACGATTCATTGTTTTTTACGAGTCCTGAAGGCAGATTGTTAAACGCTACCAGTATGTTTTCGCGAACGCTGGTTTCGGTATAGTTGAAAAGCTTATCGTCTATTTTGCTCTCAATCTGTTTTATCAGGATGGCATCTTCCAGCTTTTCGCCTGCAAAGTCCATTTCCAGGCATAAAACGCCGCCGGTATTTTCGGCACCAAGGCTGTCTTTAATGGCTTTCTGGAACTGTTCCCTTTCGCTCTCGGCATCCATTAAGGCTTTGCTATCGAGGCCTTCGCCGACAAGCGGACGTGTAACCACCAGCGTATTGCCAAAAAAGCCTTTGCGCAGTAGCCTGTTCTTGTAAATCGATGCCTGGGCTTCACTATCGCAGTCTTCGGCAACAGAATCAATTCGGGATAGGGGATATAACAGTTTGGTATCCATGTTTATGTAGAGTACCTGCCCTTTGTAATGTTCCCATCCACCTGCTTTTTCTACCTGTGCGTCAATCACTTTTTTACGCGGGTTAAAAACATCTATAAGCTGAATGTCGGTTCTTTTTGGTTTCAGCCATTCTTTGCAAACAGCTATCTTTCCGGCATAATCATTACCGTCTGTACGCCCAATACGGCACCACTCAAACGGAATAACACTAAAATCGCAAACCTGATACAGCGCATTCCAGTTTACGTGAATAAATACGCCACGCTGCTTTACCAGATCATCGGCTACATCATCGGCAAAATCTATCAGCTTTAGGTTTTTCTCTTTGTTGATGATAAGGCTATCGGTTTCATGTCCATATCCTTTACCGATGAGGTACTGCACCATGATGCTGGCGGCCGACTTTGCTGTTACACTGTTGTTGATAAGCCTGTCCATACGCTCGGGGTAGGCGTTGTCGGTATCATTGGCATACACATCTGCCGATTTACTCCAGGGCGTTAGCCTTTTCCAGACATCTATGAGTAGGGTCTTCATTCAGATGGTGTATTGGCAGAAATAGAATCGGCGGATGCAGTATCTTTTTTAATGGGTTTAGTTTTTTTAACCGATGCTTTTGCTTTTGGCATCTGGGCGAAATAACGCTGCCCGTTGTTGTGCGCCAATAGCTTTTGGGCATAATCGTCGGTTATGTTGCCATTGTTGACGAGTATGGGCGAACCGAATTCCAGCGGAATGTTCTCGTATTTGGCGTGCAGCCTGTAGTTACATGTGTTTGCCATGGCTTTAAAATGGTTTTTGTACCTGTTGAGGTAGTCGGTTAAACATTTAGGGCAGGAGGGATTTACCCTTTCCTTAAAAATGGAGGTGTATTCTTTTAGAAACAGCTCCAGATAACGCTCACCGCTACCCGAAACAGATCGGCTAACGGTGGCAATATCCATAGTGGTAAAGTCCATGTTTTAGCCTGCGGCCTGTAGGAACTTGTTGTTGAAGATGGTTTTTGTAGCCAAGTAGGTTTCGTCAAGAAGCGTACGCGGCATGGTCGTTTCCTCATAACCATCGGCAGATGCCAGCTCAAACATGATCATGTTGTCATTCTCTTTAGAGTTGTTGGTCATGGTCATCAGCTCAAGTCCGCTTGAAAGTCCCAATATCTCAAAGGCATCTTTACTGTCGGCGCCTTTCCAAACCTGTTCTAAAACCACAACATATTTGGCACCTTTGGCAAGACCGTCTGCCTGTTGTTTGTTGGCAGCACTCGGGTTAAAGATTACTCCACTGAAAGTATGTTTGAATTTGTCGGGTGCGTTTTCCTTTTTAACCAGTTCCCACGCTTTGCCATTACTTTGTTTTACACCGCTAAGCAGGTGGCCTGTTTTGCCCGCCTTAAGCTGAAGGTTAGTCACTAATACTCTATTTGTGGCATCGGTAGTAGTGTTTACTATATCTATATCGTCTTTAGCGATAAGGATAACATTTTGCTCAATACCCCCAATTGGCGCGTTAGAGCAGTCGAATAATATATCTGTTGTTAGGTTTCCTGTACAATCTACTGGCATGTGTTTTTGTTTTGTGAGAAGTATTGGTGAAGAATTAGTAGCATAATTACAAAAGTTGATTACTTGACAGTTTTAAAACTATGCGACTTGGTGCTTAGCAAATTCTTAATACGCGGCTACAGTCATGTAACTTTCAAGATGCTTGGCATCTATAGTATAAGCAGCATCCATAATGTTTGTTTTAAGCGTTTTGTCGTAAAAAACATCCAGTTTGGTAAGGTCTTCTTCGCTTAGGGTGCCTACCGGAATGTTGCTCTTGGTAGTAAATACCGCCCTGTGCGGAAGGTTCCATTTTGTGCCGTTGTCCTGGTACGATTTAATATACCTGTCCCAGTCGTAGCGCACTTTAACCTCTATACCGTCAAAGTATAATTTCGGACGGCCTTCTTCGACTACTTCTAAAAAGCCCGAGCCTAAATTCCTGTTACGAAGCGTGGCGCGGTAGTTATCAGCTAATGAGCGAGTGGCAAGGATAAAGCTGTCTTCGGCAGAAACCAGCCTTTCATCGGCTGCGGTAACCATTTTTTCAAAGATGGCAAGGGCAGCATCTTCGGGAAGTGCCTGGCCTGCGTATGATGTTCCGGCATTCGCCGAGATGGCTACGCGGTTAAGCGCATTGCTTGGCACTTCGGTAAAGATCTGTTTGAAAAGCCCGTCGAAAGAATCAAAGTATCCAAGGTCAGTTCCGTTTTTAAATACCCCGCCATCGGCAACAGTTTCGGCGGCAGTATCGTTAAACCATATCTTGCGGTGCATGTTTTCCAGCATTGCAGTTTCTACGGCCGAGATTATAACACCAAATTCCTGAGTACCTACGGCATCAAAAAAGTCGGGGTTAATGCGTTGCGATTTCCTGAACAATTTAAGAAGGGCAGGCATATCGGTCTGGCAATGCTTGATGCGGAAGTCTTCTAAAACGGGTGTCCAGAATTTCTCTGTCAGTTCAAAGCCACCTGCCTCGTTTGGTGTACAGCCCGATGCTTTTTTGCCAAGCAGGCCTAACCTTCCGGCAAAGGCAATCTGGGTTTTTACATCAATACCTGTCTCGATCTCATGAAATTCTGCAAGGTCAGAGTCGTTATAAACTCTTTTAAAAATTACTTCGCTTACCGTTTCGGCTTCACGTGCATTAAGTGTTAGAGCGTCTGCGTTAATAAGAGCCATTATTTTTTAGTGTTTGTCCTCAAATATTCTTTCATTCCTGCAAGTTTATCGCCTTCGCCTGCTTTGCGGTACGTAGCCTTTTTACCGTCTACACTAAAGTTTGATGTTACCTGGCGTTTAAGTGCAAGTACTTCGCTTTTTATTATGTTAAGCTGTCTCTTAAGGGCTTTGTTCTCGGTGCGAAGCGCAGTAGCTTCTTCAGCATCCTCTTCAGGTTCAATAATTTCGGTAAGCTCTCCTGCTGTAAAAACATAAGTAAAGCCATCGGGTAAAACATATTCGCCTTCGGCAGGCTTGCCGTTTACAGTGGCAGTAGCACCAACTTCAATAACAGCATCATCGGGCAGGTCGGTGAAGTCGAGTTCGGCACCGGTGGCATCCTGAATTACTTTGTTAAACATGTTTTGGTGTCTCGATTTGCCAAGTACACGTTCAAAAAGGCTTTCCATCCAGTGCCTGTCTTTGTCGCTAAACGATCCGTTCATAGTAGTTTTGGGGTTTAAGAAAGCTTTTGCTACAGCCTTAACCTGCTGTGGGGTGGTAGTAAAACCAAGTGCGGTGAGTTGTTTGCCGGTAAGCCATGTTTCGTTTTTAAGAAGCGGCATAATAGCCTGCTCTTCTATGTTTAAGGCTTTGGTATAAAAACTCACCATCTTTTTTTCTATGGCACGCAATTGGGCTGCAAACTGTACCAGCTCATCGGCGGTCCCCATTGATCCTCCCCAAGGGAGGTGAATCATAAACGGGGTGTTTTCGCGTATTTGCCTTTTGGTGCCCGCCATGAAAATTACGGTGGCTATGCTGGCTACAATGCCGCTGCCAATGGTGGTAACGGGCCTGCCAAGTGATTTGAGGTAGTGGTAAATGTCGAAACCCACATCTACGAGTCCGCCTTCGCTGTTAATATGCACATTGTAGGCAGTGGCTTTTGGCTGTTTTTTTACCTGGGCTATCACATCAATCAGCGCTACACCGGTAATACCATCAAAAGTGCCTATCTGGCCGGAGATATAAATGTTTCCTGTCATTCATTAGGTATGATTGAAAGATTTAAAAATTGTGGAGCGTTCTGTCATTTTGAGCGGAGTGCAACGGTCGAAAAATCTCTTTATTATTCCAATAGAATTTAATTAGATACTCATACCTCAGGATGACACGCGAAACGTATATTAATTGTCGAAGGATTGTGAAACGTTCTGTCATTCTGAATGCAGCGCAGCGGAATAGAGAATCTGTATTGAGATTTAAAAATTAAAGATTGATTTTCCGGAAATCAATAATTGAAGGATTGAGGTGCTGAATATTTCAACTTGCCTGCGGGTGGCAGGTCTTTAAAACCTTTCGATTAATTACAGTACAAAGGTACGGCGGGTTTTTGGGTGTTTACTGCAATGGGTTTTGCAGTGGTTGTAGCGAATAGTTATTTTTTTTTGGCTAATTCAATATTGACTCTATTTTGTTTTTCTAAAAGAGTATTGTTTTGAGTGATGATATTAATATTTTCGACCCAGAAATCTTTATCATCACTTATAATAATGTAATTTCTTTTTAAAGCGAGATTGTAATAATAATTATCATTAAAATCTAAATCAGTTGGTGGATTTTTTAAAATTTCAGAATAATTAATTTCAGTACCTAAACCATCATTTATCAGTTCAATACTATTGCTATAAGCAATAAAATCGTCTGTAAGTACAGCATACGAATCTTTGTAGGCTTGTGAGGGGCGAAATATATCTTTATAATATTCTTGATTAATTTCCGCTTTACTTGTACCATTTTTACGAAGAAAATCGGGATAATGTACCATCTTTAAAATTCTATTGATAACTTCTGAAATCAATAATGTAGGGACAACAATTTTAACTGAGCTATCTTGTAATATTTCGTCAAAAAGTCTTAGGTATTGTTTTATCCTATGAGGAGGGTTATTGGGAGGCGATAGTATAAATATCCAAATATTTGCATCTAAAAAATATTTTGCGCCTTTTTCAAGTTTATAAAACCTAGCACTTGAAATATGATAAGACATTATTCAGATTTTGATGCGTCGTCAACTAAGCCATCGTAAAAATCGCCCATAGAAGCATTTTCTATAACCTTATCGATTTTTTTCTGAATTATTTGCTTGTCTTCAGGAATATTAAAAGTAATTTTTCTTAAAAAATCAGGATATTTTATAGATAGCTTTCCAATAGAAGCGTTTAAAAAAGCTGACGAAACCAAAATGATATTATTAAAATCAATAATTATTGAGTCACTTTTTTTTGAAGTAAGTTCGTTATATAGTAAGTCACCAGCTGAATGTGTGATTGCATTACTAGAACCAATGATATTTTTTAAATCTATTGTCATGGAGTGGATGCTAAAAAAACATATTTATAAAAAATGAAATCTTAGAGCGTGCAAATATATATTAATTATACGAAAATAGCAAATTAATCATTGTGCCACAACACTGTTTAGGAAAACTTTGGTATTTAACTGTTTTTTTATCGAATTCTGTGCTCCAAAAAGCATCTCCTGTAATAATTTGCATTTGTCCATTGTTTTGATCAAAATGGTCTCTAAGGTCTGTTAATCCTAATCCTCCAGGTGCGTTAAGTTTAGTTGTATTTCTT